CTGAAAGAGAAAACGTACCCATTTTACTTAACTCCTGTACCATCTCATCCCAACCTAAATCTCCCTCTTTTATCCGATAATTGAATATCTGTGATGCTGCTTCCCGGAGTGTCATACTTCCACCTTTCTATCTTTTTTTGCGATATATATTTCGGGTTTTTCCTCAATCGAAGCAACAACCTTTAATGTGTCTGGTGAGTATTTTTTATCACTTAACCGTTGGAATGGGTCTTTCATCATCATGGGCTTTTCTTCCTTTATTTCAACAAATTCAGAATCCACTCCGAATTCTTCCTCTATACCCATCCATAACGTATCTTCAATAGGTTCTCGTGTCTTTGAGTCATCCGTACGTCCTGCATACTGAAGTTGAATATTGGCATTATACGTTGGGTCCACATCTCCCCTATCCCGTAGTTTATTTTTTCTTTCCTCCAGTTCCTTATCTCCTTTTTCCATGATGATTTTATCCGTGAGTTCCTTGGTATATTTTTGTGCTAAATAGCGTTGCATGACCCGCATCCCTTTCCCCCAACCCTTATCATTGTCTTTTGAGGGAATGATGAATTTCTGGTCTTCCCAGACCAAAACATAGTCTTTCTCTGTTGGGTTTGCTACACGAATGAGGTCCTGTGAGCGACGGCGTTGTTCTTTGTGCCACGCTTCACCTTGTAATGATGTATCCATAGAGTAAATTCTCCTTTAATATATCATACCATATTGAAGAATTCTTATATTACGGTTACATCTCCATCCGAAGATAGAGGAACGAAAGCACAATAAAATGTTATCGCTCCGAGAGATGTATTATTTGTTATATATCGGTATTCAATATCTGTTGTTGCTGCTGTTTTCTTTACTAAAACAAACGGAGAGAATACTGGAATACCTGCTGTAGCAGTTTCAGATACTACTCCATCTGTATTATTAAGTTCAGTTACCGCAACAGCTACTAATTTATCTTTTAGAATAACTGACCCCGCTGCGTCACTGGATAATGTTGTACCACCTGCTGCGGTTAGATATATTTGTGCCCCTTGGTCATTCAATCTCCATGAAGCTGCGGTATGATTTGAACCCAGAGCTGTTGTCACAACACCCCAAAGTGCATTAACCAATACTGCTCCAGTAATATGAAAAAGTGGAATAACGACTGTCCCATCTGTTGTAAATGAGGTTGGTCTAGATACAACCACTCCAAACTGAGTGATGGGTACTCTATTTGCATCTCTCCAAAATGTTGCTGTTGTGGTTGCCATATTAGTCCTTTCTTATAACTGTTATTTTTTTAACGCCACCTGTTTGTACAAATATGTCACTGATAAGGTCCATAAATTCCGTAAAATGTTCTAATGTGTCCCGTGCGATTGGTGTACTTGATGCTTCCAACGTATATGTTTTTAACCCAGATGCATCAAAGGATAATTCTCCCTTTATGTTATTTTCTCCGTTTGGTCCTACTTCAAATACATATTTATGTGTCATAATTTACTCCTTATTTCAGCCCCCAAAATAGGAGCTGAATAAATAGTCATTACGCCATTATTATCGCTTCTCCTGCTGCTGCTGACGTATTCTTTGTCATCGCTCCAATTGCCCAGAACTGTGTAAAGTCATCTGCGACTGCTGCTCCACCTGAAAACCATGAGTCCCACATAATCACAGAGCCACCCATAGCTGCGTTTGAATTCATTGCTACGGTCAAATCTGTTCCTCCTGAATTGACACCACCGTTTGAGAACAAACAATGGTCAAATAGGATGTATCGGTCTATTGGTGTAGTTCCAAAGTTTACCAGTAATGCTCCTACATTATCTGCCCAAATATTGAATATACAACCTATAAACTTATCCATTGAGCAGTTTGTGTCCACTTTCAAGGCACAGTTTGCTGCTGAACGTGCATTTGTTGCATTTCCGACAGTACATCGTACAAATGTGTTTTCACTTCCACCACTTAGGTACAAGTCATATCCATTTGCGCTATCACCTGCGGTTGCGTTTGCAATCCCGTTAAAATGCACACCCTCAAAATAATTGTAGTCTCCTGTTATTTTCACCAACGCATAGCTGTCTGCGACTGCTTGTGAAAATACAACATCCTTAAATATACAACCGTTCTCTGAAAGAACAAATTGAGGGGTCGTTGTTGCGGCTGCCAATGTGAATCCCATACCTGCTCTAGGAGTAGAACCTGTTGGCGCACAACTACCAATCAAGTGCGTAAATCGTTTATTCCACGCAATTGCTGCTGGTTCTATTGTACGTCCTGTTCCACCCGTAGGTGCAATCACAATTACATCGTGTTTACCACTGGTGCATTTTGCGAAAGCTGCTGCGACTGTTTTGAATGCTGCATTTTGGACTGTTCCATCATTCGCTGCATCATCACCTGCATATGGGTCTACATAATAGACATTTCCTACATAAGGAAGTCCTAAAAGTCCTGCAATATCTGTCTGTAACCATTTAGCCCCGTATTTTACTGCGGGCATGTAATCTCGTGCTAACATCATATATTTTTCACCTCCTTTCGCTCCTGAATATGCACAATAGTGTGGAGAGCACTACTGCTTCTCGTCAAGCGTTTATCTTTTTATTAAATTTTTCCTGTACCGTTACATTTCGGACAAGATTTATCCTCATCATTAGGATTATGTCCTGTTCCCTTGCATACGTCACAAGGTTTCATTTCTTTCACTTCTTCTTTCTTTTTCATAATACTCCTTTTGAGGATTATCTCCTCATCTCCGCCCTCCTCTTAAAAGGCGGAGTGAATAGACAATTAGTTTATATTCAATCGTACTGCTGCAACTGCTGCACTCACGGTCACTACTTGCGCTGACCCTCCAATTGTTTCTTGGGTTGTCACTGCTTTCGTTATCGCTCCTGCGGTGGTTGTAGATGGACTAATCCCTGTCGTTTCTGCGGCTGTTGCCACGTTATCCGATAAACACGCACTCATTCCACCTGTCTGTAACCATCCATATTCGCCACTTGCGATTGGATAGACTGCTGCACCTGCGGATGAGCCTGTCTGGGTTACTGCCCATTTGACCACACTGTCAAACGCATTCTTGATGGTCGTAACTGTAGATGTAGTGTCTAAAGCGACTCTCACTTTTTCATCAAGGGTTAAGACACAGGTTGCACCTGAGTCTGCCGCCGGATGAGATTTTATCAAGAACATCTGTCCAATACCCGTTCCTGCAGAAACGATTGCATATCCGTCTGCAAATTGATTTGCAGTGAATGCTGCTCCCGTGGTGATAGTGATGGTTGATGAACCAATCGCTACCGTTGCCGGAACTGCCTGACTCACATACGTTGAAGCGTGAACTGCTGTCTGATAGAAGTCACCTGCTACCAAAAGCTCTCCCGCTAAACAGTATTGAAACTTGCGTCCATCAGGTGTCCATGCTATTTGTCCCAATTTGTGATATTTCACAGATGAGGATGTATATAGACCCTGACCTGCTCCTACTGCTGGTCCTGCTAAGTTCATATTTCACCTACTTTCTTTATTGTAATGTTTTTATACTATGGGTTTTATACCCCTGTCACGCCTGTCAATTTACCCAAGCGTCTTGGTTGTGTCGTCATCATTTGACCTATGACGTAGAACCGAGAAATCATACCTGCTTGTGACGGCATGACTAACTCTTTCTGGTAGAACCAGCCATTGTATTCAGAGGGAAGCGACATTGCTTCTGCTCCTGTACCTTCATAGGCTTTCATCGTACCAAGGTTCACTTTCTCCAAGAATCCTTTCCAATCTTCCGGAACCTGTGTGCGTCCTGCGTAGAACAGATAGTTCTCGTTCAGAGCGAACATGGTCTGTGCGGTTGCAAAGTCATCTTTTATCCAAGGAATTCCCCTGAATGTAAGTGCATTGAACCCCTGACCTCCGGCGATTGTTGCATCGGATTTCTCAACCCGTGTTCCACGGATACTCATAGCGTTATATCCGCTGGAAGTATACTCATGTCGCACTGTCGGAGCTAACAGTTGCTCATATAATGCCCAAACTGTTTTGTTTGAAGCAAGCACTGTCGGTTCCTCAGATGCCAACCCTGATGCTGATACGTTATCTACGACTTGGGCGAGTTTCGCCAATGTCATAGTTCCACCTGACGCTAACAAATATGCATTAAGCACACTATATGTGGTTCGGCTTTGTCCACCGATGGTTCCGCTATCCAAGACGATATTACCAAGACCGTTCATTTGGTTGGTCGTACCCGTTCCGTAGAACGCTGTTCCAACTGCCTGTAGGGTTTCGGCACATGCCTTTTCATATTTGAACACATCAAGCGGGATTGCCTGTTGCGTACCACTATTTGCAAAACTTTCAACCATTATCTTCACTACCGGTTGCTCAAAATTTGTCTGAGCATAGGAAAGTGGGATTGTGGTTGTGACTGCTGCTGCGTCTAATGTTTCAAGACCATTGAACCATTGACCTTGTGAGTCACTTGTTATATCCACGGGAAAATCCATGGTTTTACCAACAAACGGTTTTGCTTTTCCCATAAATCGGGATGCGAGTGTTGGGCTGTTTAGAATGTTGTCGACTACTTTCGCTGCAATCTTCTGGTAGGTAAAATTATCTACCCGATTGCCGAAAGAAGCTCCGTCGTATGCCATATTAGCCTCCTTTGAAATTATTAATCTAGGGGAATATTGAAGTAAAGTCTTCTAAAATACCATAAATGGTATATGCCACTATTAATTACATTATACCACCTCTTATTTTCCAAGAAGTAAATCTATGAAAGATTTCTTGTGGACATCATTATAGTTGACCTCTTTTTCATCTGTGGTCACTGCGGATTTTCCGGTTGAAATGGGTGCATCACCACCAGCAACTTCTTTCTTTTCCGGTTTCTTATAGTGTTCATAGAAGATTTCTTTAATTGAATAGATGGGAGCTTTATGTTCTTTGTCCCGTGCGATATTCACATCTAACATAGTTTGAAAAAGAGCCTTTCTAGCTTCCGTATCGTCTTTGGGGAACTTTCCTGATTCCATTAAGTCATTGAGTTGCTCATTAGTATATTTATTGAAGGATTCAATCTGTTGTTTGTTGAATTCCTCAGTTTTTTCGGTTTGTTCATCTGTTTGTTTTTGTACCTCAACGTCATGGCGTTTATCCAATATCTCTTTTTTCTTTATTCCCCAATCTGAAACCTCTTCGTAGTCTTTTGGGGGTCTGTCTTCTTTTTTCCATGGGGAGATTAATTCTGTATCTTCTTCCTTATCTGGTTCCTTGGATTTCGTGATGGTTTCCAGGACTTTCTTTGCGGAGTCTTCACTGATTTTCCCCATCTTTGCCGTCATGTCTTCTTCAAACTTTTTGGGGTCCCACTCTATTTCTTTTTCTTCTTCTTTAACCTCGGTTTTTATTTCTTTTTCTTCTTCTTTTGGTTCACCAACAATATCCTCCAACTTGGTTTCATGGATTTCCTTGTATTCAGGTTCCTTGGGGGTTTCTTCAATGACTACTTCTTCTTCGGTTTTCTTTTTTGCCATAGAGTAAATTCTCCTTATATATAGTATATCATTTTCAATAATTCCTACTTACTCACCATGTGAACGATGCCAAAGAATACCTTTGAGATTCTTATACGAATCTGTCGTAGCCACCGTTTTACCTGTGCTTTTTTTCTTAACATAGTATTTTCCTTTCTTATGGATAATTTTGTAAGGCATTACTTCTCCTTTTCATCAACTTCCTTATCGTCCTCCATCTTAGCAAGTTTTGTATAATAATCCGGACATTCCTTTAGATGGGCATCCACTATCATCCGTATTTTTTTAGGGTCGCCATCCGTAAGGTCATCATGCTCTTTCTCGACTTCCATACCCATCTTCACTTGGTCATTTACTTTAAGTATTGTTTTGGTTCCTTTGACTTTTAACTTCATATATATATTGTATCACTAAAGAGTCTGAGAATAGTATTGTTGCAACTCTTCGGGTTTGTAGTATTGTCCCCATACATTCTTGCTACTGTTCCATCTTCCCAGTTGACCATGGGCAATCAGATATGCTGCCGCCAGAGCATTGGTGTAGGGGTCTAACCGATTATCACTTGGTAACTTTAATGTAGACCCCGGCATATTGGCATAGTTTTTAACAGTCTGCCACGTGCTATCGGTAAATTGGAATAATCCGCTATCATTGAGTCCTGTTGTCTTATTTATGCTATTCGGATTAAAACTGCTTTCCTGTAAGGCAACATCAAAAAGTATTGACGGGTCCATATCATATTGTTTGGCTGCCCTCGTTATGGCATCTACCACCACCGGTTGAGGATTATATTTTGAGTAATTTGGATTCCGTGCTGTTATCTGTGGAGTTATTGGTTCTGTTGGTGTAGAAGTCGGTGTTGGAGTTGAAAAAGGATTAAAGATTGTTTCATCCCGTCTTTGTGCAATAGTTGGAGTTAATTTACCGGAACGGATTACTCTTTCCGGGTTAGTTGATTGAACTAAATTAGGAGGAATTGGGTCAGGTTTTCCGTTAATCTTCTCATTTATGAAAGAGATGAATTGTTTCCATGGAGGTGCTTTTGGTTGTGTTGGTTCCATATTACTGCGGTGAGGCAGCAACTCCAGTCGGAGGGGCAACTGGGGCTTGGGCAGTATTCCCTGGGATTGGTTGCTGCGGATTGGTTTGTGGCGGATTGATAAACGGTGGTCGTGGAGCTTCTGGTCCCGCTGGTTGTCCTGGCATAGGTTGAGCGTTGAGTTTTGCTGCCGCTTCCTCTGGAGTGAGATTCATCACGAACTTCATCAAATAACCTTGCGGGTCCGTGGATAACATTAAAAGTTTTTCCGTCCGTCCTTCTGGGTCATTAAGGTCTAAGTCTTCAAATAGGGAAAGCGGGTCAATACTTTTGAGTTTGGCTAGGTCAATAGCAAGATTACTTCTTTTTTGTTTGTCACTTCCTGACGCTTTGATATGCACTTCCATGCCGTCGTCTATCATGTCGGATTTTATTTTAAGGAATGTTGTCGTTCCTTTAGAACCTAATATTTTTCTCATCTTTTCTTGGGAATATCTGAGCTTTATCATCTGGAGTGTCCACCTCGCCATCCATTCCGCTGCTGCGTTGATGGTTTCTTCGGTGATGTCGTCAATACGGCTGAAATTGGCTTCCCGTGCGATTTGGTTACTTGTTGCGACATTGCTTTGTAATATTCCGCTAAGATTGGTTGCACCCGCTAATGTAAACATCCGCTCCCTCGCCATTTTTATTTCAGCAAACTCTGGTTGGGAGGGTTGAGGAGGTTGCATCCACGCATGGACTTTGTTGACATCTCCTTCTGCAAGGATGTCCTGGTCGGGGTTGTTCATATCCATTCTCTCAAGGTCTTTTCCTGTCAGCCCTGCTTCTTTACTGAAGATGTGTTTTCCCCTGTCCTTGAGTTTTTCTATGATTCTCTTTCCTATTGTATCTATGTTTTCCTGATTGTAGATGTTTTGCTCTATTCTTGAGGTTTCGTCATAGGCTATTTTTCCAAGTTGGTCATACCCCATGAAGTAATAGGGCTTGTGGGGCATATCAAAGTAGTTCCGATAGATGGTTTCCTGTTGGATATTGGGGGTTGGTAATCCCATCATCGGACCGATTGCCGCTGCTGCCAGTTCGTTTTCCTTGGATTCGTGTTTTTCTCCCGTTACTTCGTCGTAGGTGAAGAATTTCTTTTCCCCCTCATAGTCATAGTTAGGGTTTTTCATCTTTTTTAGAATGATGTCGCCGTATTTCCAGAGGAGTCCTTCTATGCGTTCATATTGGTTTTCTTCTGCTTTCTTATACCAGGTAAACCAGACTTCCCAATATTTGAGTGAGGTCGCCATGAGCTTCCAATCCTCGCCCTGTTTTATTTTTACGCCCTGTTTGTTCATTTCCTCGATGAATTCCGTTTCTTTTTTGGGGAAGCGCATGATGATTTGCTGCGGTGTTGTCTTTACCGCTTCTGCGACAAAACTCATGTAATCCACGTCATTAATGGGACATTGTTCATCGACCACAATGTTATTGGGGTGGATATTGATGAATTCATAGTCATCCAGTTCAGGGTTCCATATACATTTAATAATTCCTGTAAAGTAGATGGGGAGGTGTTTGAATCCCATACCGAGGACTTTTCTTGTTTGGCGGGTTTTTATGTCACTATCAACAATTAATGATATGTTTTTTGCGCTTTCCTTTGCCTCCGGGCTGGGATTGCCGGGGGTGACGATGAGGTTGGGCATACGGCTAAGGGCGACTGGTTTTATGGATGCCTCTATTTCATACAGTGCGTTGTCCTGATACCGTGCTTCATACCCCCGCAGTTTGTTGGCTTTTTCATTCTTGCCTATCTGTCTTCCGAGAAGATAGGTTTCATTCTTTTCTCGGCGGATGTCCAATTGGTAGACACTGTTAAAGTATTTTTTTGAATCTGTTATTCTTTTTTCCAGAACTCTCGCAAGTTCACTATCTTCAATATCTATCGAAAGGGGGTCTGCCTCCTGAATAATACCTTCTTTTGCTTCAATGGGATTGTCGTCTTTAATGAGTTGGGTTGGGTTTTGTAACATATAACCAATTACAGTGTAAACTCAATACTCTTTTAATTATATCACGCTACAAAATATCTTCGATTTGGTAGACTTTCTTACACCGTTGGCATTTCAAAAGGACGGGTAATGATAGCGGGGTACTTCCTGGGGTTATCCGCATGACCTTACCTATATATTGAAAGAGAGGATTCTGGCAATTATAGCAGAAAAACATATGTAAGACTTCGCCCAATTTATCAGTGGGGTCACTACTGATTATCACCGATGTGACATCTATTTTCTTTTTCTGTTGTAAGACAAGTACATCCATATATATATGATATCATTTCGGATAATATACCGAACCTTTCTGTCCCTCACTGAACTTATCAGGGTCCAGACTGACGAATTCCCCCTTGTCATTTACTATCTGATATTTTGGCACTCCGACTTTCTGACCGCTAGGTCGCATCACTCCTCCTACTCCGCCAGGAGCCCATTTGAGCATGGCTGTTAGGTATCTCAAACTATCATACCAATGGTCTTCTGCCCAGTTCTTATCGACATCTTCACTCACATTGTCGTCATACATTGCCTCAGGGAGGGTCTTTATCAGTCTGGTACAGTTATCGGTGATTTGCATAAAAGGGAATCCGTCCGGAGCTATGTTTAACCAATTGTGGATGGTTGTGATGCCGTTCAGTCTATTATTTGTGGATTTATGAATATATATTCCTTCCCGCTTGAATTGGTCGGATATTGAAAAAGAACTATCCTGGAGTTTATTGAACATTGCAGGGTCGCCATAGACCTTACTCCGTTGAAATTCGAGGATTTGTTTCCACTTCTTGCTCCATACTTCCGGGGTGATTTCCATACCATCCACTTCCCTATATATGATAAGCCTATGGAATCTCTTCCCCTCAAACTCCTGAGGGTAGAGGGCACCCAATAAGAGTACCGTAGGGGCACTATAGCCCCAGTCCAGACCTCCGACCAAAGCATAGGCATCCCGTGGGACAAGGGGACTGATGACATGGATTTCCCTATTGAATTCCGTAAACACCTGACCCTCAAAGATATCCCAATTGCCTTCAAGGTAGGCTCTCCTCTTTTTCGGAGGGAGGGATTCCAGCTGATGGATGTAGTCCTTACTTATATATTTGTTGTCATATGCACTGGCGTGGACATAGAAAAATCTCTCCTTTTCCGGGTCATCATACGCCGCCTTATCTATGAAGAACTTACGTACCCACCCATGTCCTATCCCTCCTGGGTTTGATGCCCCCATGAACTTTACCCCTTCAATACCGGGATACCTCAACCTATTCCTCAGGTCCTGGAAGGTCTGCTCATTATTCCTTGTAAGTTCGTCTACAAAAATCCCAGCAAACTCCGAGGACATATACTTTGACGGGTCATCAAGATTCCTTAGAAGAATCCGTCCTCCTCCATAGACTTCCTTGATGAAAAAGGCGAACCCCTCTTCCTTACTCTCCTTCAACTCGCCCAAATAAGACGGAAACTCCCTGGCAATACGACTAATCTGACGGTCCTTTAGGGTGGGATAATCCTCACTGAATAATCCTATAGGGACTCCTCTTA